ACGTGAATATTTCTGCACAGCAATGGTATCGTGCAAGAACCCGTACTGATCAAGCACAAACTGTCCCGTCGGATCAGTCCATTTGTAGCCGATCAAGTTGATTGGATCCTTATTAGTTGATCCATCCGTGCTTTCTGGCACCGCTCCGTAAGCCTTAATCGATGTTTCCATGTCATAGGTATCGAGGTGCGTGACGATGTTGTTGATGTCCTTATTCATTTCAAAAGAGATCAAGCTGTCACCGGCCGTTTCATGCCGAATGTTAATGACACGCTTGACCAAGTTGGTTCCCACAAACTCAAAGCCAAAACTAAGCACTGCATTAAAATCTTTTGCCACGGCAATAATGCGAGCCAACGACGATTCTTCGCCTGTCCACTCAAGCGTTCGGACGTTATCAGGAAATTCGTTGATACCAATCTCCCAGCCAGAATCATTTGTAAACATGAGAATGTATTCAGCAATCGTATATGGTTTGTCGGCCTTGAAGGCGCCAACGGTTTCGTTTATTAAATCATTACCAGCATCGCTGGCAACAATTGAATGGATATGGCCTAGTGAATCATGCTCAACCGATTCAATCACCATTTGGTGAGCATTGCCTTCTTCATCTTGATACATGATGAAGTTGGTTGCTTTAGCCATCTCATTGACTGCTTGTTCCTGATCAGTCGTGAAGTGAATATCAAGAGAAAGCTCGACCGCAGGACGGTTATCAACACTTTGTGTTTCGACATCATTGTCAATTCGCCACTCGCCTTTGCCATCGGTCGAACCAACACCCAAAATGTTTGATTTTCGATCTGCAAAGTAATACTCCATTTATAGCCAGGCCTCCCTTATCTCGACTTCACATGCAAATGGTTGTGCCCAGCTTGATGGCATGAGCTGAATGATGGTATCTCCGGGTGGTAAAAGGAACTTGTCCCACTGGTTGCCTAATGTATGCAAGGTGCGATCTTCATTGCCATTGAAATAAGTTTTGGTATTAGCCACATCAATTGTAATTACATCGCCATTGCTGAAGCGATTCTTAATATCTGTATACCAGCTTACGTTCTGCCATTTAACGGTAGACGCAATTAGATACATAGTCGATTCGCCCCATGTCTTGTCTCGCATAAACCACGCTGAAAATTGCTTAGTCTCGACACTAGCAGCGTCCGCAAAAGTGAATTGACGGGTAATAGTCGTCTCTCGTCCTTGATTGCCAACCCATGGTGACACTCTAAAAACAACCGAATTACCAAATTTCTGCAATTCCAGCTGAATGAACTTGTCGTTAGTGAAAATGCTGCGATCCAACTGTTCATTGACGACTAGTTGATTTTTGTAGTAACACATCCACCATATTTGATCAGACAGTGCACTATTGTCTTTCAGTATCATCTGAAAGATTGGCTTGCCGTCACTTTCTAAGGTTGTTTCGAGTGAACCAACCTTTGAGACACCAGTTTGAAAACGTGTCATGACGTCCCATGTGAGATTACTCTTGAAGTTACCATTATGCGTCCGGACGAGGTTGTGCTTGATTGAAGGGCCGTTCCAATACTTGTGGTCGCCAGTAATGCTGGACCAATTAGGCTCAACCTTCCAGCCATCATAGCTGTCCTGTGTCCAAATCGAATTGCCAATCTGTTCATTCGGCGTAGCTGGATTGTCTCCCCAATAAAGATTATTGGAAGCTGCTTGATTATCCATGTGCGAGCCTTGAACGGCTGCCAAATTCAAGGCCACTTCACTTTCTTCGCTTGTATAGCCATCAATTTCTTCAGGGTTGCCAAATTGAAGCACGCCACCCTGACTATTGGCAAATCCTAGAAATCCATTATCAGCGTGCATAGTTGCCGTAATAACTGGCTCGACAGGATAAGTGCCGCCATTATGCACCGTAATGGTGTTGGTATAGTATTCAGGATCCGCTGGGTTAGGTGACCATGGAGAAGCAGAAGTGCCTATTTCAAGCTTGATCCAGACTTCGATGGTGGCATTCAGATTGTACATTTCAACATCAATCTGATTGGCTGTTCCCGTTAGCGAATGTTTTGTCATTGTCTTCGGTGCTGATGTATAAACGCCGTTACCAGTAATAGGAATATGGCTAATTAACCCCTTCCATTCGCCGGTAGATAAACCGTCTTTTACATCAATATAAGATGCGTTACCTGAATTATTTACATTTCCTTGATAGTTAGTGACGATAACTTTAGCCGAAGTAGTAATGGTCTTCCCTGACAAGTCTTCTGAAAGTTGCATATGAATGGGATATGCATCTGGTGATGTAGTGTTGGATCCACTGGCGTGTGAAGCTATGGCAAAATTCACTGGCACGTCCTTGTATGACATGTTGTCAAACGTCTTCGTGGCTACCGAGTGGGCGATGCCATCGGGAACAAACAAAGTAAATGAAGAAGTGATCGCATTCCGGCCTTTAGGAACATCGTCAACATCTGTGAGCACGGCATTCCAGTACACAGACAAGTCATCATTGAACGAAACCTGATGAGTGTCACCGTGCAAGATGCCACTTAGCTTATAGAAGGCGGTGCGAAATGCCTCATCATCATCAGCAATAAGCTGATAGCCAACAGTTATCTCGCGAGATGGGTTGCGAACGTATTCAAGTGTTTCCCCATCAGATATGCCTATGGCATTGCTAGTAGCAGATTGCTTAAGAAGCTCTCGTCCACCAACTTGCAGCGTCCTATATCCGGGCACAAGATTCTCAATGTATTGTCCATCGATTAGCATCGCTTCTGCTGGAAGCTGATTATCATCTGCACCCGTGAAGGGTGTCGTTTCTCTGAAATCGTACAATTAGACTAACCCCTTTCGATAATTGCTTACCTTTGTCAAACGATTAAGCTCTGTTTGCATTGGGTTTGCGGTTGCACGAGCAACCTCTCGGCCGTCAATGTACAGAGGAACCTCAATCGTTTGCTTGCGAGTGTAGTTGACATCAAGATTTGAAGACAAGGTTGCGCCCTGTACACTGTTATTAAGCGACTGCAATGATGCATCAAATGGAGAAGTATTCACTGCCGGCATCGTAACAGCAGCGCTATCAGCAATAGCTTGTGCCATGCTAGAAACATTACTTTGGACGTCTGAGAACTTGTCAGTAAGCCCTGCATTTAAGCCGTTCATGATGGCGTTACCAGCAGGTATGAGCAGCTTTGCATCGTATCTGATTGGGCCTTTATGCTTGCGAATCCAAGAAGCAATTCCGCCAACAAAATCGGTTATCTTCCCCCAAGCCGCTTTGAGGCCATTGAAAAAGCTATCCATGATAGCGCGGCCAGCGTCAGCCAGGCTAAAATTACGAAGTGCATTGAATGCTCCTTTGATGCCATTAACTATTCCACTTACCATGCCAGTAAAACCAGACCATACAGCCTTAGCACCATTAAAAATACTAGTAGCAGCTCCAATCACAATAGACTGTATGTTGCTCCAAGCTGATGAAAAGAATGATGTAATGCTATTCCACAATCCGGAAAAGAACCCGGGAAGTGCGTTCCAAATTCCCTCGGCTGTGCTGACTGTTCCGCTCCATAGTCCTGATAAGAATGAAACAACACTGTTCCATACGCCTTCGGTGGTAGACACAATACCACTCCACAATCCGCTGAAAAATGACGAAAGCGCACTCCAAATAGCGGAAGCGGCAGATACTGCGCCATTCCAAAGCCCCTCTAAAGTTGAAACCAAAGTATTCCAAACAGTCATTGCATAAGTTTGAATAAGGCTCCAAATACCGGAGAAATACGTAACAAGGCCATTCCAGATCTGTCCAGCAGCAGAAACAATGCTATTCCAGATCAGCTGGAGATCAGCGCCTAGCTGTGTCCAATTTCCAGTAAGCAAATCAATGACAATAAGAATGGGACCCATAATAACTGCTTTAAGCATGTTCCAAACACCGGTAGCAACTTGGACAATCCCATTCCAAATTGTCGTCAGGGAACCGCCAAAGGTTGACCATAAAGCAGTGGCTACTGCAACTATTCCATTCCATAGAGTCGTGAAGAATGTGGATAGCGTGTTCCAAACTGCCGTTGCTGCAGTAACAGCACCTTGCCAGATAGCTGAGAGAGTGGTTGTGAATGCTGTCCAAGCAGCTGATGCCGTGGTCGTAATCCCAGTCCATAGATTGCTGAAGAAACCTGTAATGCCGCTCCAAGCTGTCTGAATTCCGCTAATTGCAGATGTAAACGCACTCGATATAGCATTCCAAACAGCTTGCGCAACTCCTACAAGTCCTTGCCAAGCTCCTTGTAACCATGAAACAAATCCCGACCATAGTTTTTGGCCAGTCTGGGTTTGGGTAAAGAAGTACACCAAACCAGAAACCACTGCTGCAATTCCAGCAATCAAGAGCACCCATGGATTCATTCCCAATATTAATCCGAAAGCCTTCCAAATACCGCCAGCAGTTTTCGCAATTGTTCCAAAATTAGTAACAACAGCGATAACACCACGAATTGGGCCGATCATCCTCGAAAAGATTCCGATGACACTGGACAATCCTCCAACGGCCAAACTAATAACCTTAAAGGCTCCCACTGCTCCTAGGATCGCTACCGCAAACGACTTAACAATGTCATTTGCAAATGCCGCCTTGACGAGTGCCGCAATTGGCTTCAGCACGTTAACAACACCAGTTAAAGCCGCCTTAACACCTTCAAAAATTGCTTTCCACGGTAAGTTAGCAATAATATCACTAACAGTTGTGATGGCTCCCATGGCTGCATAGCCAAAGTCAGTGACGGCTTGCTTGATACCATCGAAAACTCCCGAAAGCTGCCCACCACCGAACACCGAATTAAACGCATCACCCACTTTTTGAGCAATGCCAATCAGATTGACAAATGCAACATTAGCTAAGCTGCCGACCAGGTCCCAGATGGTATGAAGAACGGATCCGATCCCTTGAAGGATCGAACTGAGTCCACTCATTGATTCGCCCTTGCCTAGGTTGCTAAGCTGAGTCCTGATGTTCAGGATCAGGGTCGAAAACGGTGAAAAGAAGCGGCCAATTGAAGCAAGAACTGAATCGAAGTTAATGCCTCCGATCTTATCAATAATGCCGCTAATGGCTCCAATTGCGATTTTAGACATGGCCTGCCAAGCGGGCTGAAGCTTGTTTGCCAGTGTTTCCTGAAGGCCATCCATTGCCTCGCCGACTGTCTTGTAACTCGTGGCCATCTTCTGGAAAGCCTTGCTGTTGCCTGCCTTTTCGATACCATCAAAGAACTGCTGCGTGCTTATTTTGCCGTCTTGAACATTCTGAACCAACTCTTTGGTGCTCATGCCCATTGCTTTAGCAACGGCTGCCATGCCTGCTGGAGTCTGTTCAAGCATTAGACGGAAATCAGCCCACTGCACCATTGGCTTAGCAGCCATTTGTGTGCCTTGCTCCATCAATGTCTTCATTGCTTGCTTAGGATCATCAGTGGCCGCAGCAAGTCCGCCCATGCCTTTGACCAACCGTCCGACACCTTTCACACCAACCGATGCAAATTGAGCATATGCAGAAGCCATGTCAGAAGAACTGTAGATGGTCTTTTGTGCGTAACTCTGCAAGGACTTTTCAATCGTTGAGATTTCTGCGGGCGTTTTGCCGAGGAACTTCATGTTGCTCTCGAACGTTTGCCACGCCTTGCTGGAAGCGTCAAGTTCACCAGCCATGCTTTTGACGCCTGCACCAATGGCACCCACAACTTTAGTTAGGCCAATGGCACCAGCAATCTTACTCACAGTTGACACAAAGTTGCCTGCTGGTTTCGTTGATTTTTCAAAGCTATCACCGGCCTTTGACGCAGAACTCGCGATATTCTTAAAAGTCCCCGAAAAGTTGCGGTCAACGGCGGATAAAATTGCTTCAACACTAAAACTTTCAGCCATGCGCTTCCTCCTTTCTTTCAGATAATGGAATGATTTTACCTTCGCGCTTCAACCGCTGAAATTCGGCCATCCGTTTTGCAAACACTTGAGCTCTAGTATATTTGAGCTCGGTTGTGCTCATCTGTGACACTTCATAATTGGGCTCATAATTTGATCGCACGTTATCAATAGCTGCTTTCTTATCAAAGAAATCGTCAAAGGTCTGATACTTTGGCTTAGGAGTCTTGCTCCCGGTTGTTGCCTGCACTTGCTGGTTCATCCATGCTTGTTGTGCAATCTCGTTCTGTCTGTCGACTTGCTTAAGCTGATAAGCTTCCATGCGCAGTTCGTATTCAACAAGCGTCATGCGTTCGATTTTCCGAATATCAGAAAAGCCTAGATAGGCAAAAGCGTTTAATAAGATTTCGTGATACGTTTCTTCACTACTCTTTTGAACGCTTTCGTCCTCATCTAGGCCTTCATGTTTTTTGCTACTGCTTTTACTGCGTTAGCACTGTTCATTTCATTTGCAACTTGCTTAAATAGAGAGTCTAAGTCTGAATTGCTGTCAATAAAGTCATCGACTTCATTAGCTGACGGACGTTTCTTAGATGTCACGGTGGCTGAATAAATGGTGTCTGATAAAACAGCAGCATCGTATGCATTCAGACCAGCTAGTGCCTTTGCAACACCCATGCCAAAGTTAATTCCGTGCATGACGGCACCCATATTCTTATCCATTTCGCGAACAAAGCGGACGCCAAAGTTAAGCTCATATTCTTTACCGTTAATGGTTAATTGCATGATTTAAAATCCTTTCTTTTAAAGCCGCCCGGGTTTAACCCGTACTGTGACTTTCTTAGGCGACTGATTGACATAGTTAATTGGCGCTGATATTCGCCCCATCAGATGTAGGGTCAACGCTAGCCCCACTTGGGGCCGCTATTTTGATATGGTTGTGGTGGTTGTTGTTTCGCCCGAAACACTCGTACCCGGATCTTTAGCAGAATCCCACTGGACGCCACCACCGGTCTTGTCAGTATCAGTGACCTTACCAACCCCAAGGAATACGTAATCGACCTGTTCCTGAGTTTCGTCATCGAGAGTTGTCCATCCGCGTTTAGGCGTCCCGTTAACAGAAAATGTGACATCGCGAGTAGAGTGGTCGTCAGGATCATTGTCGTTGCTATCTTCTTGCACCGTTACCTGCATATACCATGCGAGATACTTACCTTCAGTGTTCTTGCGTTTGCGGTAGAGAATCCAAAAGTCTAGCAATTCGCCGTCAAACAGTGAGTCATACATTACGTCTGCAATTGCAGACGTGTTGTTCAGGAACTCGACTTCAAGATCGGTACTTGCGGAACTACGAGTTGCTACATTGCCGTCCTTGGTAACAGTGGAATCACTGTCAACAGACGGGTCAAATGACAGCGAAGTCTGCCAAGGGATAATTTGGCCGCTAACCGTTGCTTGATCGCTATGTTTGCGAGCCAAGGCAATAACGTCCATGCCTTCTAGCACTTTTAATTCATTTGCCATGTTATGGCCTCCTATAAAATATTGAGATTGAGTATCAGCGTGGCTCGGTTGAGAACCATGTCAGGGACACTCTGGTCTTGTGTGAACTCTTTTGACTGATCTTCTACATGTCCATAGAATCGGTAGTCATCAGTTAGCACTTGCCCAATCGCGGCACGAAAAAAGCGCTCCGCCATATTAGATACGGTGAAACGCTGTTTTTTGTCGCCCCAGATGTCGATGGTGACTAGCACATTGCCATTTAGTGACGTCTTTGTTGCAGTAGGAACAACCTGAATATCCCCAACAATGACGAATGGATATGGGGCGTTCTCCTTCTGCATGGGCAAATGGTCGTAAGTTTTGTACCCAGATGATTGCGAAAACGCATAGAAGTAATCGTAGAGCTCTTGCTCTGGTGATGTGATTTGAATCACCTACTTTGCTGCTTGTTTAAGCTGATTAATAAACTGCACTTTCTGATAAAGGAACGCAGGCTTCAATACAGGACGTGCCCGCATGAATCGAGTTCCATTTTCGGTGTATGGGTTGTATTCCATTGACATGCCAACTATGCCCGTTAGGCCGCCATCTTCAAGCGATAACTTGATGCCACGCTTTGTAGCACCAGTAGGATGAGCATACACGGTGCCGGTCATTTGCTGAGAACGAGTCTGGAGCTGTGCTGTCTGCTGCTTGACGATTTGCTTGACAACGTCCATCTTTGCTCGCTTAAGCAGACCCGCTACCAATTTGTCCATGCCTTTTATCTGCATATTGTAGCTAATGCTAGCTTTGCTCATTTCGTCTCACCCACAATCAAAGTGGCGTTTTGAAGCGGGACACGGTCAGTATTGAGGGCATAATGAGTCGCTTCATCGTCAATCGTTAAATAGCTCCAATTGACGGTGACTGGCTCAGCTAATCGGATCACCTTTGCCTTTTGAGCATAGTTTCCGAATAGCTGAACGCTCTTGTCTGTTCCCATGTCGGTGACACTGGCAACTGCAGTTGCCACCTTTTTCACATCACCGTATTGATGTGTTTGCGGATCATATTCTTCATCATCAAGCCAGAATGTAACCTCATGATCTAACCGCATACGATCACCTCTTTGGATAGCCAGAAATGAAGCTAACGGTGCCAAAAGACTTGGCATTCTTACCGTTGGCTTCTTTCCAGTCATTGATGTCGTCAGCGAAATCATCGAAGTCATTAGACTTGAACGTGAACGATTGCCCCTCCTGCTCATAAGACGTCATGCCTTCGTTCTTACGCCGGTTATATCGTCGCACGCAGACTTCCAAGGCAATGTAGGCTAACTCATTAGGAAAGGCCTCATCCGTCCGCAAACCGAGCTTAAATCGTAAGGCCTGCGTCGTATTTTTGATAATGAGGTTAAGCACATCGTCCTGTGTGTCAGTTTTGATTTCCATCATCGTCTTCAAATCTGCAAGTTTTATTGGATCGCTTTCTGCCATCATTTCACCGCCTTTACTGCTTGCGCGTATTTGTATGAGCACTTCGACTTGTCAACGGAACTCAGATCATCATCAAATGGCGTGCTATTAACGTATTTGCCTTTGAAGAACAAACGTTTGTCGTTAACAGTCACGCCTGCGTTGTGCATGATCTTAGTTTCATTCCATCTTTTGACTGGGTCAGTAGCCCAACAAAAATCGAGCTCATCACTGATGACGGGCCCGATATTGAAGTACATCATATTCCACAATTGAGCCCACATTTCTGCGGTCCATTTCTGAATATTGCTGTCGACCGTTTGCAAGTATTGCCACAACCGGTTGCTGTCGGCATACACCTTTCGCCAGTATTCTGCTGACGGGTGACTGATGAGCCACTGAGCACCACCAGAATTGTGGTTGATTGTTTCAAGCGAAGCTACCGTAACGCCGACAATATCAGCCATGCGTTTCAGGATTTCTTCTCCGTGTTCACACTGCTTGATATAGTCAACGCTGATGTAGCTCAATGTGTTACTACACAGCCAACGATCAGGCTTTGCTTTCAGTTTGCGGAAGTCTGGGCGTTTACGAAAGATGATATCGCTGTCGAAGTAGAAATAGTCCTTATTCTCACGCTCATGGTCTTCTGCAAGATATTGCCACCACAGCCAAGGCTTCACAGACGGGATATATTGCTTGTCTGAGCGCTTGTCAGTATACGTGTGTACTTCTACCCCATATTTATTGGCAAGCGTTTCTGGCACCTTAGAATCATGCACAGTGAAGAGCAAAACGACATCTTTCATGTCAAACCCGACACTTTGCAGATTGGTTAGGCAGACTTCTAATTCCCATTCGAATCTCTGAATAGCGGGTTGACACAAAATAACCTTCATTCTGTCCTCCAATCAGCCGCCCGGTTTCCCGTACTGTCCTATTTCGATAGGCGACTTGCATCAATTAATTAAGCGTGCGAAGTGGTGGTGGTAGTTGTTTTGCCTGGAACGAGCACTTTGGCTTGCAAGACGTTCTCAGCTTCTGGGAAGCTAGGAAGCGCGGTGGCTGCCGCCTTTTCCCACGTTGCAATTGGATCTTGCGTAGTCTCGTAAACGGTGGTAAACACATTGCCAACATTGCCCTGTTGAACACCCGGAGTTGAAATCAGTCGGGACTCTTCAGGGGTAGGACCATAAACGGTTTGCCCGAGCTGGTCATCACCAAAGGCTACCAAAGTGTCTTCCGGGAAGTACCGTTCAACGGTATAGATACCTTTGACTCCCTGCTTACGGTACTTGGCATCATACGTGACAATAGTTGGCAAGCCGAACGACTGCATAACCGCATTGAGACTGCCAACACTAGGCAACAGGCCTGCTGTCTTGAAGTAGTCAGCAAATGCCTTGCTCCGAATCAGGGCAGTCTGCACCTTTGAAGAAGTCAAGATACGCGTTGGCACGTAGTCGAGCAGTGCAAACCAGTCTTGCAAGTCCTTAATCGGATCAGCACCAGCAGCGTCCCAAGAGGTAGTTGCGGTAACTTGGTGTTCTTCTGGAACATGGTAATCAACATTGAAGTTGAGATTGTTCTCATTAATGGTGATCTTACCAGTTGCCAAAGCCTCCATGCGCATCTTTTCAACGCGCGCATAAACACCTTGAACCAAAACATCCAAGTCGTTGTACACAAGGCTGGTCAGGTAGTTCTGTTCAGCCGGTGTGCGTGGATTGCGTAATGCAATCAGGTCCTTTTCCTTAAGCTGCATCTTGCGTTTGATGTAGCCGAGTTCAGCGGCCTGAATGCTCGCTTCACGACTGCCAATCTCCGCTTCCGTATCGAATGCAGAAATAGATGCCACGATAGGCGTCTTAGACCCACCACGAAGAAATTCAAAATCCAACTGATTAATTTTGGTTGATGGGAACAAGGTGTCCCCAAGCAATTGCGGGTACTGGCGGTTTTGAACGTAATCAAGTACCGTCTTTTGATTAAACAAATCTAAAATAGCTGGCATAAGTTAATCCTCCTTAGTCAGAAACGTGGCTGAATTTGATTTCTTTCAGCGCAGTGATAGCATTACTGGACGGCTTGACTGGCAAGCGAGCAGCGTTCACATATCCTTCAACGATGACGCCTACCGGTTGAGAACCCTCACTGACATCAACATCATTAATGGTCACACCGATTGCCGTTGCATCGTTCTTTGGATAGATAGAACCTGCTGGCAATACACCTTTTACGACACCATCGGTTGAACTGTCGGCTTGGTGAGTGAATGAAACGAATTTCTCGCTATCCAAGAAGTTGACCTCAGATGCGGTTACCTTTTTACCTGCGTACATAAAAGTACCTCCTTATTTTTGTTTCCATGGATCGTTAACAACTTGGCCCTGCCGATTCCGTTGTTTAGCAAATGCCGCGCCCGGAGTCTCCACCTTTGAACCATGCGTTTTGGGTGTGTTTCCCTTAAGCAACTCTTGACGAACACCTTCAGCCACTGCCTGATCATGCGCAATGAGCCACTTTACATTCGCCTCAGTAGATTCTGCCTCTGGCGTTACAACGTGCTGCAAATCGTCCTCAGTGACTGTCAATTTGGCGTCCTCAAACATCGATCGAGCCTGTTTGCCCATCTCGTAGGTGGCAAGCTGTGACTTGAGTTCGTCTCGCTCTTTTTGAGCCTTTTCTAGCTCATAGTCTTTCTTCTGGTCGGCATTCATCTTGGCCAGCTTTGCAGCTTCGTCAACGGCAGCTTGCTTTTCCTTCTCGGCACGAGCAAGACGTTTTTTAACAATGTCGTTGACCTGTTCATCGGTGTAGGTATGCTGATCAGAACTCTCATCAGAACTGTCTTGGTCATTTTCCGAGTCTTGAGCGTTGGTGTCATTGTCACTTTGAGATTCGTTGTTTTGCTGGTTCTCTTGACTACCGTCAGCACCAGTATCTTCAGCGAAAAATTGCAAATTCATCGGCATTAAAATCTTAGGAATCATGTTCAGAACTCCTTCCACAGCTTTTTAGACGGATCAGGCTTGCGTCTTAATTTACCGGAGCTTTTATAGTCGATCACGCTTGGACTTGATGGCATAAAAATAGCCGCTAAATGCGGCTTACAAATTATTCAGCTCCATCACCCGGTGCATATGCCGCAATGGAACATCGGCAGTTGGGGTGAGCTGGAATATCTGGAACATCGTCTACACGATAAATGCCTCTACCAGTTCTGCCACCTTCTGAAATCTCCTTGCACACATCACACGCGCTTGGCTCAGCCACCCATTTGCAATAGTCATAGCCGAACTTATTGAAGCTATCTAATTGCGCCTGTGTTTGAATCCGGGCCGACTCGGTACGCGCAATTCGTTCTGTCACATAGCGGCGATTGTTCACCGCTTCTGCCACTTGACCGCGTAACTTGCGAGCAATCTTTAGTGGGCTCTGTCCTTGAATGGTGGCGGCAGTCAATAGCTCATCCAGTTCAGCCTTAAGAATGTCTTGGTTGATCCAGATGCGCTGTGAGAAGGTGTAATCTCCCTCTCGTTTGGAGAGTAACTTGGCTAAATCAGTGTAGCCGCCCTTAGATACCGTCTCTCCAAGTATTCCGGCTTGCCGTTTGATCTCGGATTGATAATCATCACTCAATTTTGAGATTAAATCGACGTTCACTTTCATGTGTGCATCAAGCATTTCTTGACCAATCTCACTCTTGAGCATTTCTAAGCGATTAATGCGCATGGTAGCGTTGTATAGCTTGAGACGATCATTGACATCCTTGCTGAAGTCGGAATATTTGAGCGGTTCGCCGTTGTACATCTTTCTGGCATCATCGACGATCCGCTTGGCTTCTGCTTGATATGCTTTAATATCGGTGGCCATCACTGCTTGACGCGCACCGGCCATACTGTCGTTGCTGTATGCGGCATACTTGGCAAACTCTGAATCAATATCCTTTTGAATGTTGTTTAAAGCTTTGTCAAAATATTCCTGAATTCGGGAATTGAACGCCTCGTCATTCTTAAGGTTCTCGGCAATCCATTTACGTTCAGCGGCAGTTCGCTTATTCCAGTAGGCAGAATTACTCGCTATCTGTTGTTGAGTCGTTGTTGTCATCATTGCCACCACCATTCAGCAATTTCTGGAAGTCAGGGCTTGACGGACTGTTAGCAGCAGCGTTTTTTGCTTTCTGGGCGGTCTCATCAGCGATGCGTTTCATTTCGGCCTTGGGATCATCGACAAATGATAATGTGCTGAGCATAGTCTGATCTGATACAAGGCCTTTGAGTTTAGAAGCCGCGTCTGCTTCGTCGATAATGTTCTCCGGAAGATTTCGCGAGAATGTGAAGTTAAGCTTTTGCCAGTCATCGGCTTTGCTTTCTGGAAGGATTGTCCCAACACTGAATGCGATCTTGTAAAGGGACCGGAGTGACTGTGTGAACTTACGATCTTGATTGGCCGCTAGATTGCGCATTGGTAGCAATTTGTATTGCAATGCAACACCAGAGCTATTGCCGCTGAATGCTTCATCGTTCAAGTTTGCAACCATGCTGATCTGATAGATCATGCTGATGAGGCGGTCAATGAGGTGCTCTTGAATGGCATCGCCATCAGGCTTGGTAAGAAATTCAGCTACGCCTTGAGCAGAATCAGCGTCTGGCGCATAGATGATTTGGTTGCCGTTAAGATCGAGTTTGGGGTTACCATCATCGTCTTCATCAAGTTTCAGACCCTTAAGAACCAAGTACGCATTGTCAAAATACTCATTCTGATTCGCCTTTTGGCTTAGTACCTTGTCTAACGCATTGATGAGCGTCTCGACGTTTTCAAAGATGCCTTGTCGCTCGGTGTTCATGAAGAACTCAACTGCTGGCACTTCGTTAAATGGGTTAAATCCGTCTGTCCCTTCAAGGCGTGTCATATCAAGAGCGTATATGCCGTCTCTCAGGTATACCTTTCCGGTCAACGTTTTATCTTCATCGTGCCAATACATGACAAACGCAATGGCTTTGTGCGCTACCGTGTCATCATAGATGATGAATGAATTGATAGGTGAACTGTATGCAATACACGTATTGCTGTCTTCGTCCTGGTACAAAAAAGCAAGCGCCCGTCCGTAAATGGCTGCTTGCTTGCTGATCTCGCTTAACTTGTCCTGAACGCTGTTCGTATCGTTCCACTCTTGCAACAAGGTGTTGTCCTGTGTGTTATCGAGCGTGATCTTCGGTGGAATACCAATGTAAAACCCATTGTAGGTATCCACGATATAGTGAGCCAAGTTGCCAACAAGACGATTGTCTGGCCCATGGTCCTTTTTCGCATCATCAATAATCTGGTGCTGACCGAGGTACATTTTCTTTGCTGGAAGGTACTTGTTTTTAGCTAGATCATCATTGGCGGTAATAAACGCATTGATGTCATCGCCAGTCAGCTCTTCATCAGTCGGGAAAATGAACACATCTCCGTCTGTGATTGAGCCTTTACCTTGAACTGTTAATATGATGGCCACCTCCTTAGAAGTATTTGCTTGTATTCTTGAATGTATGGGCTACATTTCTCCGTTTGATTACCTGCATGACAAAATATCTCATGGCGTCCATTGCGTGGTCATGCGCCTTGACCACTTTGTCTTCACCCTTTTGACTGGCCTTGTCATCCCATACGTAGGAAGCAAACTCCTTGAACAGATTAGTTAGCCCAGGTGTGAACTTGATCTCACCAGAGTTCATAGCTGTTTGCGTTTCTCTAATGCCGTTTAGCACATCGTTATCAGCTTTAATAACTCGATACCGGCGTTCTCTCAATTTGGTAATAAATGATGCCGCTGATGGATCAACAATCACTTCACAGCGTATGTCACCGACAAATTGGCTGAAATCCCGAGCGTATTCATCATCTGTCTTCTGTCTGCTGCTATGCCGTCCATCGTAGTAATACTCTTTGAGGCAATACCAAACAGACCCGCATTTACCCCAAAGCAAGAAAGCTGTGGGGTTCTGTGTGCCATAGTCAACACTGACATAGTATCGGCTTGGCTGCTGGCTTGGATTGCTGACCATCTCGTCTTTATTGAAGTTGTCGTAGACAATCCCATCAGCCAGAACCCATTGTCCCAGAATGTATCGCTGGTAGAACACTCCAGAGTACATATGTTCGTACCTGTCAATGACTTCATCGCTCAGGCTAGGATTGTCCGTCATCACGAAATGGAGACGCAATGCGCGTTTTTCGTCCGCTTGATCAATCCAGTCAGTTTTGAACCAGTGATACGGGCCCTCTGGGTTCATATTGAACCAGTATTTGCCGCCAGTTACGGAAACACGTGCTGTCGCTTGATTGACAAACGACTGTGGCATGAGAGCTGCTTCATCAAAGAACATTCCGGCAAGTGTGATCCCTTGAATCAGATCTTGGCTGCTTTCATCTTTACCACCGAATAAGTAGTATAGGTTGGTTCTTCCATCAAGGCTGATTTCCAGCATATTTTCTGAACGCCGATCCACAACTGAGAATCCCACTTGTTGCAATGTTTGTTTGAGTGGCCTAATCACATTTCGGCGTAATGATCCAATGGTTTTGCCGGCAATGCCAAATTGCTCACGGTCAAACATAATCATGCTCCACAGAACATAGCTGATCGACATCGCAAACGTCTTTCCAGAACGCACGGCACCATCAGCAATGATAGTCTGCTTGTCTGGATAGCGGCGCCACCAGTTGATGATGTCTAACTGTTTCCCTTTGAATTGATCAATCGGGGTTGTCATTGACATCATCGTCCTTTGGAATGCTCTCATCAATTGCTGCCAAAAGCTTGTTCAGTCCTCCATCTTGTCCTTCTGGTGTGCGATAGGCGCTGGCCTTGGCTTCCATGATGTCAGCCTCAGCTTCAGACTTGCGAACGTCAGCCTTAGTTTTGGCAACCTGCTGATCTTCTAGTTCCTTGCTCGAGTTCCTGAGCATACCCTTATACTTCAAATACAATTCAAGCGCTTCAACCTGCTGTTTAGGCCCCGGCGAATATTTCATTGTCGTGTCTTCTAGCATCATCTTTTTAATGTTGTCATATGTCGAGCTTCTGGCAGTGATCTCACGGCCCATGCCAATATCAAGCAAGTGGATAATTGCCTTATCAACATCGAGATCGGCCTTGCGTTCAATCGGTTGCAGTCGCCGTTTCATGTAGGCTTGAATTTTAGGGTTTTTAGGGTTTTCGCTGCGTTAGCCCCAATGTTGTGTGGCGAATATCCAGCAGTTCTCGCGGCCTCTGTAGCATTGCCTCCGTTGGTAAGATAGGCATCAGCGAATGCTTTCTGCCGCTTGCTTAGTTTCATCACATATCACCACACCTCCCGTATTTAACTTTGCCGCTGAGCTACTGCCCATTCATTTCTACTGACGGTCATTCAGTGTTTTGTCCAGCTCTGCAATAAACGCATCTTTGAATCCGTCAGGGCCAGCTTTCATAATGTCTTGCATCTTGGAGTTCATTTCAACGCTAGCTTCTTTTACCTGTTCATCTGTCGGCTCTGTGTTGCCTTTTTTGCTTAAAAAGTGCTCTTTCAACCGTTTAATTACTTTAAGCATGATTTTCCCTCCGTTTTCTTGTCTTCCTGAGCTTTCTTCTGAGCTTCCTCTTTTGCGAGTTTCCCGATGATTGAGGCCTCAGTCTTCGACATGTATCCGAACTTGGTCATCACCATTTGAGCCATGAAATCACCTCACACATAGTAAATGGCACCAGTATCATGATCGCTGTATTCGACCAGCTCAAACGTTTTGTGAGCAACCACGCCAATATCATCTGTCCACTTATCCGTAGGTTTCCGCGTTGATACTTGACGCTGAACGAATCCGCCTAAGTCTTTACTCATCTCTGAATGGAGATGCCCCGTGAACAGTTCGCGATTCTGTGCTGTGCCTAACATGAAGCCGAACTCATCAAGATATTTTGCAAGGTAGTTGTTCTTACCTTTATCACCATGAGTGGCGCCAATGAAGTTATGGCCTAACATTGTGCCTTTGTAATGCTTCAGTGATATATCCCAAGTGATGTTCGACTGGTTGCTGTAGGCACGTTTCAATAGACGTGCAAACATATATCCAACTGACGGGTCGTGGTTACCTGGCGCATACATGACCTCACACTCATTGGCATTCTTAATGATTGCTTCAATCAGTGTCTCGAAGTATTGCTCCATTTCGTTCACAGTCTCGCCTAGGTCAGTTGTTTCGAGCTGTGTGCCCTTTGCTGTGGTCGAGTTGATATTATCCACATGAGCAAGATCACCGCCCAGAATGAGCAATATTTTGGCGTAGTGGCCGCGTTGAATGATCTCTAGTTGCCGTTTAAGCGATTCAGCATAGAGGTCGAATGTGTGGCCGTTGAAATGTGTATCAAAAGCAGGAATGACCAAATAGCGATCTGATTCCACAAAAATAGGAGCCTTAGCTTGATACGGCTCCTTGTGTGTGATGATGTCATTCATCAATGATTCATATTGTTCTGCTTCAACTAGCGGCCTGATTTGTATCTTGCTTTGATACAATGTCGCTTCAGGCGTCTGCTTCCAAAAATTGCTTGTGGCACGTACAAGCTCCCACTTGGTGTAATCATACCCGTGAGCTTCTAAAACCTCTCTAGGCGTCATTTTGTGACCCCTGACAACTTTTATAATGGTTTCACTGGACTGTGTGCCGTCTGAATCGTATTCATTCTTTAGCGGTTTTTGGAACTCGATGCCAAGCCGTTTTGCTTTACCTTGAAGCGCATCATAGCTAATCCCGAGCTTGTCTGCCGTCTCTCGTCTGGTAAAGCCTTCAGAGGCGAGCTTCCTAATGTCACTGATTTGTTCATCTGTCCACTGCATCTACTCGCCTCCGAAAATATAATGTCCGTGAGCAGTTTGATGACGCTGCTCACATTCTCATGAAGAACTTCCCGAGTTCTTAAGCCCTCGGATTAGGCCCCGAAAGCTTTTTTGTTGCTTAAAAAATTTCGATGAGTTAGAATTAAATTGTTCCCAACAGATACTCATTTTCACTCCTTTGTAATACCCTTTCTTTAGGCTCTCGGCCCCCAACCGAGGGCTATTTTAGTATCTTCTATAAGGAATGTGCTAATATATATATATGAGCAGTGGCCTTTCTCCTCCAAGTCAACCGCTGCTGCTCACACAAGTATTCCGTTTTTTCATTCTTTTGGCCCTTGGACTGGTCTCTGAGGGCTTTTTTAATCCGATTTATTGCTACATGTGTTATACTCTTTTTCGGTACCGTTGTTTCACCTCAGTAAACACCGGTAGCTAGGCCCTCAGTTAATCGCTCAGAGGGCCTTTTTGTTGCACAAAAATAGCACCTCACCGTTTGGCGGAGTGCTTTAGTAAATAAAAAGATGCCAAAGCGTCATATTAGCTCTCTTGGTTTGTAGCACTAGATTTCGAAACGGCTGCCTTAAGCATATTCCCAGCATCGGTCGGACGTTCAGCATAAATTAACTCTGAAGGATTATTGGGATTAGCGTATGGTGGATTCAGCGTTACCGAAATAAATTCAGCTAACTTATTTGATTCTAAATCAACGATTGCCATCTGGATGCTTGTCTTCTCAATGTTAGAAAAAACTGGCACTTTGCTAAATGCGGTTGCTACCCATCCAGTATTGTCTCCCTGCACTCTACCATCTACAGCAATGAATGCTTTTGGTCCTGGAACTAACGGCCAATGGTCTGAATTCCGAAGCAGAGTTAGAGCTAGCGGAGAACTTCTGTCTATTAAATTCAAAATGCTCTTGTTCTTAGAAAAAGTGCTTCCCCAATCTTTTTCATTTGCAAGATTACCCAGATAATCAGACATAATATCCAACATATCATCATCTGATGGAGCATCTGACAGTAGGGAGACTATTTTCGAATAGATACTCAGTCCGTACGGATTTGTGAGGAGAGAACTCAACCTGTGAAGGCCCTGCTCTTGATCATCGGTCTTTTGTAGATATTCTGCCAAAAGCAAAGTCTTCTTCATGTCATCCAAACGGTCTTTTAAATGATCCCCCGTATCCACAAGATCAAGGATCAGATCTCCCCATTTGCCGTTTAAGACGTCTACCGCCAGCTGCTTTCCTTTCGACTTGGCAGTATCGACCACTGCTGACCTCACATCCTTACTATCAAGCTTTTTCTGCTCTATTCTCTTATCCAAGCTCATTTTCTCAGCATGCAAAAGATATTCTGGATGCTCAATCATGGCCCGAATTTCCGCTTTCTTGTCCATTTCGTATCACCTCACAAAAATAGTACCCCAGCATGAACTGGAATACTACATTGAGGTGATTAAGTGAGCACTGCGCAGCCGTTTTCCGCCGGCCAATCTGGTGCACGTTTGATAGCGCAATGTGGCATGCGGGAATCGAACCCGCCTGACTATCTCAGCCAGTCCTCATTGCCACGCCTTGCCACAGCTTTATCATCACTGAGGCTCGGAGGAAAAATGCGGTGTCTCAGGTTTCTCACCTTTGGCACAATACAATCATAAGGGATTCCGTTTTTAGTTCGCCACTCATTTATCAATCAATTAGTCCTCAAATAGTCCTCATTCATCGATCATTTATTGCTCACTGCTTTTTCTGGGTGTGACGCCAAAGTACCAGGCCGCTGCTAACAACGCATTTTTCTTTCTGCGTGTGTAGGTTGCTGCAGATATATCGAGAATATTCATTGCATCACCGTCTGGCGTATCTGTTTCTGGCCCATCGCAATAGCGCACCCTTAATAAACGCTGATGTGATTGTTTCGGCATTGATGCAATACAACTGTCGCACCATTCACAGAACTTACGTGCCGATTCTTGTCTTTCCAAACGCTGCTGTGCATACAGCGGACGCTGAACAGTGCTGGCAGAAGTTCCGTCTCCCCATGCACTAGTGATCTTTGGATTGACTGGCGCCTTTATGAATCCACGCTCTGCTCGGTATTTATTTAGGATATTTTCGACTGCTTCCCGATCCTTTTCATCGCTAATTGATAAAAGCTCCATCACAAGCGCCACCCCTTATGGTATAATTAAATTTGTAAAAGTTTTGGGGATAAGCGTGCCTTCGTGGTGCGCTTTCTGTTTACCTAAACTGGAAGGCAGCAAGCCGTTGTTCAATCGCGGGAGCGGCCGCCTTGAAGACTGGATAAAGTGCTTTTGCGAGTTCGTCCATTGTTCGCTCATGTTTCCTGCGTTCATACATGAGCTGTTCCTTGCGCGCTCGCATGACTGCTCGATGCCGATCATTCATTTCATTTTCCTCTTTTCCAGTTAGCCCACATCCACATTGCAGCACCTGAGATTAGCAGCATGACGGCAATCATTGCTTTGCTTCCAGCCTGCGTCCGCACATCGGACAATAATTAATCACGATTGGATCATCGACCTCAGCATTATCAAAGCCAACAGCTTCGCATGTGTGTATTGCTGCACCGTTTATTTTTTCAGGCTCGATTCTATCCCATTCATTTCCACCAGTCATACCGATTCGAAGGAAGTTGCCAAGTTCTGATTCAATGAGCTTATGTGGCTCATGACAATATGGACAGTTTTGCTGGTTCTCCGTAAAGGGGGTCGGATTCGACCCCTTTTCCACTTTTTCAGTCATTGTTTTCCCTCCAGTAGCTGTTTGTCCTCAAAAATGTTGCCGATGACCTCTAAGATTTTGCCAGACCCAATTGTTCCAAAATAATAATCACCAACACCAAAAGCAGCAGATCTAGGATCGTATTGAACTTCCATTACTTTCCCATATTCGTTTTTCACGATGTCGCCTTCGTAGATTTTCCGCCCGTTCATGTCTGTCAGGCCGGTAAACTGTTCGACAACATACTGATCATTATCTAAGAATCCGGCAAAGCACTCTTCGTCATAAGCAGCATTCTCACCATTTTCATACTTAACACAGCCGCTAAGCGTGTCATATGCTCCCTGCACGTCATACAAGTAACACTCGTGCACCTTATCCCACGCTCTGAACTTAATCTCTCGTTTCATTTCTCCGCCTCTTTCATGAATACGAGCCAATGTGTCTTGCTACGTTTGTCACCAAACAATGGTCGATAGGTAATTTCATGCAACACATCTGCTAGTTTGATTTGGTCATCATTCCATTTAAAAATCAAAGTGCCATAAGGTTTCAAAACTCGCATTGCCTCACTGAATCCCCGCCGAATTTGGTTTGGCCAAAGATCATCAAGCGTGCCGTACTTTGCTGCAAGCCAGCTATTCTCGCCAGCGTGTTGCAGATGTGGTGGATCAAATACAACTAGGTGAAAAGTGTTGTCGGGAAACGGCAACGGTTCCTTAGTCCAGTCCAATTGAATATCAGGATCAATCCATATCTGACGCTCACCGTCCTTGGCATTACAATCAGGCACGCTGTGAAACTCATCGCGTTTATCGATAAAAATTGCACGAGGGTCATCTTTATTCCACCAGAACATGCGGCTTCCGGCCGTCATATCAAGAATTGGTTTCACTTCTCCGCCTCTATTCTTCTAGTAGCCAGTCGATCAGCTTCCCGCTTGCCCACAAAACGAAACATATAACTGTCCCTGCGCCAATTACGAAGATCAAGATAGTCAATGATTTAACTATCCCGAATCGGATAAAAGGCTTAACAACCCAATCCCAAAGGAAACTGGCAAATCCGTAAATGATGATTCCTGCCCAAACTGCTAAAATAATATAGGCAAAGGTGTGCTTGATTTTAATTTTCATTCCTAGATCTCATCGCCTTTCTCGTCGACCTCAATCACGTCCCACTCATATGGCAATTCATCAAGCAAATTGTTGCCAAAGTTGAACTGGCCATTTTCAGCCGATAGATCGTAAAATCGTGCTGCTTTACCATACCCGGGTGTATCTTCCATCAAATATGCAGGGTAGATTTTGTCTTTAAGGTAAATGCGGCCTTCTGCCTTGAAATTTCCAGTTGCCTTAAAGTATCTAGTCTTAGGAAAGTTCATTACTCCGCCTCCAGTTTCACGATTTCGCCTGTTTCCTCAACGCGCCAGACACCTAGCAACCATGCACGGGCAAAAGTCTCAGAATGGTAGAATATCCAATCAGCTTCCTCATCATCGACTGCGTGAAAATCTGTGGCGTCAATAATCGCTGATCTTAATGTTGATCCCTGTTTCTGCCGTTCGATGTACTCACTCACGTCTTTCGGAATCACCGGCAGATCATCTGGCAGGGCGGCGTCATAGTCTTTCATATAGGCTTGTTTTTCCTCGTTAGTAAGCTCTTCGCCAATTCCTTCACCGTCCAAGGCAATGTATGCATTTGCTAGTTCTTCGACTAATTTCTCGAACACGTCCCGCTTCGTCTCTGTCATAATTTCCTCCCACAAATTGGGCAATAGTTAATTGCCTTATCCAAAACGACTGATACTTCTCTGAACCGGTTCATTTGCGTGACACACAGCTTTGGATGATCGTTTTCTGGAGACTTGATTCGTGCCTTTACCCGTCTGTACAACTTGTGTTTGCGGATAAAATCGAAATATTCTGTCTTGTCTGACATGGCCTTGCCATAGTGTGCATGTTTTGATTGTGGGTCGGTTTCATGACAATATGGGCAGTTTTTCTGCTTTTCGGTTTCGTCTGGCAATGCGGCATCATATTCAGCCATGAATAAATTTGCATCTTGGTGTCCGATATTGCCACCGCTTGCCTGTGCATCAGCCAGTGCGTCAACGGCATCTACAAACACTTCCCGCTTCGTCTCATTGCTCATCGTCAGTCACCTCTTCTTTCTCGCAGTCTTGCAGGCCGTAATGCTCAATCTCTGCTTCGGTGAACGTGCCACGAAGTTTTTTATCCTCTGGGCAAATCGTCCGCAAATTACCGTCAATCGACTTGTAATACCAAACATCTTTGGTATTTGGCACCTTGACGTTGTATTTCTTTTCCTTTGCCACGGTGTAGCCGTTGACGTAAGCATTCATCAACAGTTCTTCATCTTTTTCATTGCTGCCATAAATAAAGGTAGCTGGGAATGCTTTAACATATGCATCTTCAACAATTTCGGCTTGTTCCTTGCTGATAACTACCTTTTCAGGTTCCTCAATAAAAGTGACAACGTGACCACCATGCTCATTAGCTACTTGTTCAGCCTGATCCTTGCTAGGCGTTATAGGGGAATCTGAGATGTCTAATGACCAGAAACCGGGATTATCAAAAAATTCCCAAAATTTCCCTTCATCGTTCTTTACCGCGTACAGTTTTTCTTCGCTCATTTTTCGTCCTCTTTTCGATATACATAGTTATTAATATGATCGGCCAATTGTCCCAGTGGGATATCGCATTTATTTAATGGCACTACCTTGTAGTCCACATCTTCGTACATGACGCCTACGACCTTGCCAGTCTTTTTGCTGACGTAGATGTCATCGAACGTGTCGTCTCCTGTTTTCATTGCTCGGCCTCCTTACACACTGCTAAATTCTGAATGACTTCGTTGTATCTTGCGGGTATCTCTGTTGATTCAATGTGATTTTGTTCAGGTTCTAGCCATTGTCGAATATCAAATTCTTGTTCAACGTCTTTGCTGTGCGGCATCACATTCACTGTACTGAAATGCAAATAGTCGTCTTCATCGTTTTGAATGAAATATACTTGTCTAGCAGCACGTGTCAGACTGTCACCATGAACAATTGTTGCGTTCATGCCGCGAATGGCACAATTGAATATCAAAAACGGCAACGTGCTATCGCCAAGCTCTTCAAGGTGATAAAAATACATGCTTGGCCGGTAATCCCACGGCTTGTGCTTCAAACGGTCTTGTTGCCATCGTTGAATCATCATTGATCCAGTCCCAGCGGCAACCTCGTAATACTCGCTACTGTCGTTCGATCCAACGAGCATGTTCACGAGCTTGCTGATGCTTTCAGGGGTGAAATCTTGTTTCTTGTCTTTTCGGTCAGCTTGAACACTCATGAAATATTCTGAGAACCAGTCATGTGATACGTCTGTGCTAACATCTAGGAATTGCTTAAAAAGCTCGTTACGCTTTTGCTGATCCATGACAATCTTCATCAATGCTGCTGGGGCTTGTTGAGCTTCACGGACACCCAACAGTTTGTGAACGACATCTGCTGTGAATTTGGTCGTCATTTGTGTGCCTCTCATTTCGCACTGACTGACTTCACAGCCTGATCGGAATAGTCCTTGATACTCTGTGCGTCTTTGATGGCCTGTGATAAGTCATTATTTGCCTGTTTGGCGGCTTCTAACTGTGATGTAAGGTCGTTGATTGTCTGCTGCTTAGCATCTACCTCCGCCTGTTTCTGGGCGACTGCTTTCTGGCCTTCAACGATCTTTTGCTGAATCTGGGCGTCCTTGCTTGCCATATCGTTGTCGTATTGCCGTTTGAGTGCCGCATACTGTGCCTGCGCGTCAGACAACTGATGTTTCAAATCGGACAAGCTAGACTGTGAAGCGTTAATCTTAGCTGTCAGCTTGTCGATATTGTTCTTGGTTTCCACGATGTTCTGGTGACCTTGCCAAACATTGTCGGCAATGGCGGTTGCACCGGCTCCAAACATAAGTCCTGCTAAAACAGTTACTGTAAATGTCAATTTTTTATTCATGATTTTTTCTCCTTAGTTTTTAAAGCTGCTCTTCCGTGAATAGTCCTGTGTGATAGTCATATCTAGCAATCGTGACCGGTATCTTGTACCTGATCATGAACAGAAGCATTCGAAGCCTAGCATCGGTGGTCAATGTAGCGTTTCCGCCTTTAACGTCAACAACCTTTGCAAGCTTTTCACCGTCATAAAAACAGAAATCAGGCTTGTATTTTCTTGCCGAGTATCGTTTTCCATTGATCTTGAATGCCGACAAAATCTCAAACGATTCTTGCATCGTGATCTTCTGTGGCTTGTTACGTATCAGCATGTAGTAGGCGCCCTCTGCTTTGCTTGCAAATCGAATGCCATCAATCACAACCGGCTGTGCATTGTATTTGCCTCTGCGTCTCTTGCGGATAACCATTGCTAACGACTCACAATCTCTTCATGGCCGTTGTTGCGGCGCGGTAACTTGATCTCAAACTCGCTTGCCACTCGTCTCACGAACGTTGTTGACTTCCCGATCCGTTTTGCAACCTCTGTTAGTGTTTTGCTCTTGCTTGCCGCCTCAGAAACTTGTACTGCATACTTCTTACGGTTAGCTTCCCCGCGTTTGTTTACAGCCTTGATGCTGCTGATCAGTGCGACTGAAGGCATATCTCGATTATCAACACCGGTTACCGCACGTTTCTCGACAATCGCTTTCTTTGATACAACGATCCGGTTGTTGAACTCTTGCTTTTCGATTTTTGAGAATGCTTCGCTTTTTGAGATGTCTAGCATTGCTGAATTTTCATAGCGCTTAAGCAATTCAGCTTTGAAGTCGCGCCACACTTTGTCACCTTGCTTGTATAAGCGCACTGTTACTTGTGTCATAGTCATGCCTCCTGCTTAATTAGTGGCGTTTCTGAGAAGTCCAGTGTTGCGAAGTGCTTAGCTAGTTTAATTAACTTAATCAAGTTGCCCGAAACTTCGCCGTTAGCATATATGCTATCTGACGCTTCGCAAATCATGCGCGTATCAGCGTGAATAACAGCGCCTAAAAGTACGATAATGTCTTGCCACTGTGCTTCGGTAACGTCTAGGTAGCCTTGATAATAATCGCTTTCAATGTCAGCTATCGTTTGATTCAAGGACGCTTCGTAGGCCCGCAAATGCTTGTCCAAATGCTGCAAATATCTATTCGTCATTTCTTCGGCTGTCACGATCTTTTCCCCCTTACGTCTTTCAAATCTTCAAAGTTGAGTGTGCATTCTTTTGATTTTGGAATAATTCGACTGATGAGTTTGCTGTTGTACATGTGCTCAAGCTCGCTCATCTCGTTGTTCGTTGTGATAATTGCTGATAGACGAGGACTGTTGCTCTCAAAATCAAGACGGGCATTCGCAACACGATACATCAGCTCTTGCATGTCGCGTCTCACTGGCTTGATGTCGAGTTTCATACCGCCTTCTGTCCCGAAGTCGTCCAACAACAGCACGTCAGCCTCTTTCATTGCGCGCTCAATGCCCGCTAAACGCTGGCGAACGTCTGGTGCATCGTATTGCAAGCTCATTAGGTTGCTCAGCTCTGCTGTTGAAATAAACAGCCCTGACTGGCCTTGATCTCGTAGACTCGTCAGCATCGCCAAAGCAAGTGATGTCTTTCCTGTTCCACGAGGGCCAAACAAAATCACGTTTTCAGGCGCTTTTTTCATTTGTTTTGCCAACTTGTATGCCCTATTTCCCAGATCTCGTGATTTCTGCAAATCCGTCTGCATTTCAGGCTGCCATTTTTCGAACGTAAACTTAGCCGGAACGTTTCCAGGAAAGACTGAGTGGCGATAAATAGCACGTGCCTTTTTACGGTTCAATGCGGCCATAGAGCGTTCGTAGAAGCGGTGTTCGATCTCGGCCTGAGTTGGCAGCGTATTAACGTCAATCCCACGCTTCTCAATGATTTTTTGCACGTCCGCATGTGTGAATAGTCCTTTAGTCGACTCCATATCCCCAGTTCTCCTTTTTCGGTTCGGTGTGCGGCGTTCGGTTTGACTGGCGTTCACTATCGTTTGCTTCGACAGCAGCAACCGTGAGAAGACGCTTGCTTTCCCAGTTTTTCAAGATGCCGTTGACGTACTTGTAGTTTCTGACATTGCTTTCAACCGCAGTCCGCAGCGCATTTAGGACTAGTTTCTCAGGTTCAGGTGATCCTGCTTTTCGCATGTCAGCGACCCAATCAACAAGGCTTTCTCTGGTGAACGGTGACAGTTGTCCAAACCCGTTTCCTTCCCAGAAATTGCAAATATCAAGAATTGATGATGACGACGATGACGGCTCTTCAGCAGGCCTCTCTGCTGCCTTGACTGGAGCAGTAGTCTGTTGTCGTTTAGTTTTGTCTAGTTTAGTCTCGTCTTGTTTAGTGTATGTGCTACTGTGTTGCCTACTAGGTTGTAAACTACCTTGTAAACTGTGTTGCCTACTAGGTTGCCTACTGTGTTGCCTACTATTTGACACACTGTCATCATATTGACCACTAGGTTGCCTACTATCTGACGTACTAAGTTTTCGTGAAATATCGATGACTGAGTAGGTCGTTGCCTTAACACCGTTAGTTTGAAAATCTATCAGCCCTGACTGCTTTAGCGCGTTACGGGATTTGACGATGCCCTGACGGCTTAAACCAGTCAACGTTTCAAGTGTTCGATTCGGCATATTGAATTCGCTTGGCCAGCCTAGCTGGTTACATTGGTAAACCAGCCCATGCCATAGTGCTATCTGTCCTGTGCTTAGCGGATTAACGCTTTGCTGAATGTAGAACTCTCGAATTAGCTTGAATAAATCCATGCGGTGAGTCACCTCCTACTCGACCAGATCGTAGAGGCTGATGATCTGAGTCAGGTGCTTAGTTGCCCGGCAATACTCACAGTGCTCACACCGTTTTGGTTCTTCTTCGCCGTTCTTAACGGCTTCAATGCGTGGCTGTAGTTCCTTAACTCGTTCCAACCAATAGTCCAGCAAATCTTGCGGTATGGACACCGCCGCTTTATCTGGCGGATCCTGCTTTGAAACTGCGATGATCACCGGCACCGCCTCAACACCGTATTGCTGCCGAATCAGTTCATGATAGACGGCCATCTGCAGCGTGTAGTTATAAGCTTCGATAAAGGAGCCGTAGCGCCGCTCGTCTGGTAGATAGAAGCGCTTGTTGATGTCCATCGTGGTCTTCAAGTCAGCGAAGTACTTATGGTTGTCTGCTAAGCAATCCAACTTGCCTTTCCAAGCGACCCCGCCGATCTGACCTTTGACAATGACTTCCTTCTTGCCTTGGTAAAACTCTTTGAACATCGGATCAGTGCGTAGGGTTTTGATCATGTTGTCAGCCACTTGGTACTCGCGTTTGAGTTGTCCTTTGGTTGCGCCGCGTGTCGAGATGATCTCCGGGTGTTCCTGCTTAAACTTGCGGTGTGCATAACGGCTTTGAAAATAACTGTGAAGGTAATTGCCGACCAACAATGCCGTTGGGTCGCGTTTAGGCTTCCACTCGCCCTTCAGTTCGGCCAAAGCTTCGGCCTCGCAGGCCATGAACTTTTTGAACCATGTCGGCGATTGATACTGCCAATCCATGCGATTCGTGTAGTAGTTTCTACTTGTTAGCTTGATTCTGGAAGAGGTTCGCAACTTCTTTGTCGGTAACTGGACGATGTTCAGATCGGTCTGGTTGGCTGGTTTCTTTTGGCTTTGTCTCTTTGGTTTCCTTGGCATTTGCAGCATGTTTCGACTCCTCCTTCGGCTTGCTATCAATCAGATCATCAAAGTTTGGTGTCACGTCCTTAGGTTCCGCGTTGTCATATTCATCGGCCGTGGTGTCATTGACGGCCCCAAGTAAAAGGTCGTTGTCAGAACTTGAGTTGATGAAGAACTTGGCAGCCCGGTTGAGCACCGTTCGCTTAGCCATTTCCTCGGGGAACTCTTGCTGAACCTTTTTGGTTTTGGCATGACTCCAGCTTTGATCAATCTGCTTCTTGGTCATGATGGTGAAGTTCTCAACGCCATTGTTATCGACGATGACAGCAAATGCTGCGGCAATAGCGTTGTCCTGATTCTCAATACGCGGCTCGAATACTTTGACGACCGTCCGGCCTCGATCAGAGCCAATTTGGAATTTATCGCCTTCCCGAACAACCTCGGCCCAAACATCCTGAACATTGTCCAATCGTTTTAGGATCGCCAGGCTACCAAAGTACGAGCGCATCAGGGTCAGGTCTTTGCCGTAAGGAATGAAGTAAACCTGATTCTTAGCTGGGCTGAGACCCTGAATCACCATATTAAGCAATGCTTTAGCTTGCGATTGCGGGGTAGTTTTATCTAACAGCGATGGCCCTTTGCTGTTATCTGATAGCGTGAGCCAAGCCGAATTCAGCGCATTGCTAGGGCTATAGTTCGCCGGAAGTTTCAAGCCTTCATTCTTCTGCATCTCAGTGATGCGGTTGTTGACACTTGCTACAATTTCATTTGCCATTTCAATTCCTCCTAGTAGTCGGCGGCAATTGCCACACCGCCAAGTTCGTTCAATATATATTCGCGGATTTCATCTGGATCATCTTTGATCGTGTCACCTTCAGGCCCGATATTCGTGATAACTGCTTCGCCTGAATAAATGGGATCTCCCTTCCAATCAAGCTTTACAATCGTGGTAGCCATTTCACTTTGCCGCCTTTCGTGATAAACTTGAGACATAATAATATCTGCAATATTGTTGACTTCCCGTAGTTGGCGCTACGGGATTTTTTTGTGCGCATTTGTTGAGCATCCGTTGACTAAGTTCGAACATCCAAAGCCAACCGCGATCGCCGTGGCCTTTATAAATCACGTTCTCGACCTGATCGTGAATGTCTTGCCAATACTCTTTTGTATCTCGCATGTGCTTTCCTCCTATTCAATCCACTGCTTCCATCCGCCCACCGCCGTGGCACCGATCATGACGCCAGCCATAGCTACAAGCAGATACTTCCAAAACGCTGATGTTGGATCGAACAGCACCGACATGATTGCTTCTAGCATTTGTTAGTCCTCCGTATATGTTTCCATGAACTTGTCAACTGCCTTTGAGTACCAACGGTCACGAGACTTGTCGCTCTTCTTGTGACCATCATTGCCAGATTCGTATCGTGGCATGCCTGATTGATATGCAATACGTTCAAAGGCGTCGGTACCAAGTGACAGCTTCAGCTTTGCACTTAAATCGCCCTTGTTCATTCCGTGGCCAGGCAAAGCATCTTCAACAGCTTTGTTTACCATCGCCTGAACCACTGGCTTAAGATTGTCTGCAAGATGAACCGCAATGAGTTCTGCAAGCTTGTCGTCCTCATTAACTTTCACCGCTACATCCATGCTTTCACCTTCTCTACTGGTATGATTTGGGACTTTAGTGATCCGATTAGACTTTCCAGACTTTCAACTAGTGATTCACCTGAATCGATGTATGATCTGATCTTGCTCACGTCGGTTGGTGTGAAGTGATCACGTCCTTTAGACATCGCTGACTCTGCTCGTTCTCTAGCCTCTTCAAATTTCTTTTGGGCCATTTTTTCGTATAGATAAACAACCAGCGGATTATCAGTATCGAGATCATCAGCAAAGACTCTTAATCCGGTTTGATATTCGATCACCGCTTTTAGAAAGCGATCATTGCCAATTGCAAGTGCCATGGGAATCAGCTTATCGTCTGGTATGCCTCTTGCTTCCCAATTGCTGACAGCGGCTTGCGTAACGTGCATTTTCGCAGCCAAGTTCTTACGAGTTAGGCCCTCTTCTTGAAGGCCTCTTGAAAATTCCTGAAAGATGTTAATTGCCATAACCACACCTCCTTCAAATGTGTACCGCCGATGTAGTAGTTTCACTGCGATATATGCGATGATTAAGCTGTAGCAAGGTAATCAATCATTTCGTTCCTTGCACGTTCCCTTTCAGCACTGATTGCCATTTCGAGCATGTCATCGTCCATGGTTTCCCAAAAGGCTTTTGGCTTATCATCGCGGTAGCTCATCAGCGCTTCGATCATTTGCTGTCGGTTCATTTGACTGTCTCCTCTCGCTGGGCGGGAATGTGTTCAGATGTGATCCGTTTTGTATCAATTAATTTCTCATAAATATCAGGGAAAATCTTATCGGCTGGCAATCCGAAGAGTGCAACGTAGCGTTCCGTCAAATCTTTGCTTGGATTACGAGTACCTTTTTCGATTTTTCTAACATGAACAGCTGATATGCCGAGCTTCTCTCCAAGCTGAGTTTGTGTGAATCCTGCGTTTTCCCGAAGATTGATTACTTCATCTCGAACCATTTGATCACCTCGTTTCTGATACATTTCGTATCAACACAGATAATATACCACGATACATTTTGTATCGTCAACCCATTTTTGAAACTTTTTGTATCTTAGATACTTTTTGTATCACATGGGTGCTAAAATCACTTTAGGGAGGCGTTGCTATGCTCGGCGATAGATTAAAAAAGCTAAGAGGTGACGGCCGTACACAAGAGGACGTTGCCAAAGCAATAGGCGTCTCAAGAGCCGCCTATTCTCATTTTGAAAACAATAGGAATGAGCCAGATAACGACACGCTCAAGAAGCTTGCACAGTATTATGACGTTTCTATAGATTACCTACTTGGTAAGTCAGACAAGCCTCACTATTATTCTCTGACCAAAAAGGACACACGCGCCATTGATCAGAAAATAAAGGATATCATTGATGGACTTGATCCTGACGGCCCGGACTTCTTCAAAAATGATGCCGAATTGAGTGATGAGGATAAACGCTTGCTTGCCGTATCACTACGCCAATCATATGCACTCGCTCAGGAACTCGCTAAAAAGAAGTACACACCAAAGAAATACCGCGGATCTGAGAAGTGAGGTGGGCGCATGGGATACGATGCAGACTGCGCGATTGAAAAAGCAAACACTGTTTTGCGCAGATATAATACACGCGATCCTTGGATAGTTAGTCGCTATCTAACTAATGTTAGTGTTACACCAAGCGATCTTGGGCAAAACATTCTAGGCTATACCATCACTGATCGCAAATTTTCAATTATCAACATTAACACATGCACCGACGAAGCAACATCAATAGGTGTTCTGGCACATGAAATTGGGCATGCACTTCTCACGAAAAACACTGGGGCCAATTATTTCTATAGAAATGCACGTGTTGCCGCTGTTGGGTCAGCCGAATATATAGCAAACTGTTTTATGTTCGAGTTTCTGTTTGGCAATCGCGGCTCAATTAATCCAATGAATTATGAACAAATTCTCGATGAATACGAGCTACCGAAGTGGATGGCTAGATATTTTGAGCTGATAGAAACTAATTAGATTTAGTCCGACGAGGTGGTAATATGCGTAGATTCAAATTTTTCCCATTAAAGCGTCACGAACACCATTTTGCAGTACCAGAGTCAGGAGCTAGACGTAAGTTATATCAATATTACAAAGCCAATCAATACCCCGAAATACCAGTTATTCCAGACGAAGAAAGCGCACAAATGATTCTTGATAGAATGGCTATGTTCCCTGCGGTTTTGGTCCCCAGAGACTATATGTATAGAATAAGCGGGTTGAAAAGGGGCAACATTGTTTTTCTGTGGTGGATATCACGTCAAAATAAAAACCTGAATAAATACCCAAAATATCTGTTATTTGAATATGGGATTGATGCCTCGGCCGAAATGGCAGAAATGAAACGAATGGGTTTTCTACACAACGATGGCATGATTACAGATAAAGGCAGGAAAATTGTCTTCGAAAATAGCCAGATAATACGCGAACACAAGAGCCCATACAAATCGACTGACTCCTATCATGTGTCCTACGTATTCGATGACAAGGAAAGGGTTCTTCTCGACAAAAGCCAGTATTCAGAAGATGGGGGACTTCGTTTTAAATCTTCACAAGATGCCGTTGAAGATCAGGCAATAGGAAGATCTTTTGAGCGCAATAATGACTATGCTAATGCCATACTTGCTTATCGTTCGGCACTTGATATAGCTCTAGATGATCCGATACTTTCCAATACTCCACCGCCAAACATTTTTACAAGATTGGCTATCATTTACCATAAACAGAAAAAATACGCGAAAGAGCTTGACGTTCTATTAGAAGCACTATCGTTCTATCCGAAGAATGTTGAATTTAAAAATAGACTGTCAAAAGTTAAAAAGCTAAAAACTATCAGTCCAAATACTGACGACTATAAAAGCTGAATATTTTGGAGGAAAACAAAATGGCAAAAAAGGTAATGGGTGCTGACGGTAAGCAATATAAGGTGAATAAGCCTTTTTACAAACGTGTTTGGTTTTGGATATTAGTTATTGTTGTGGTAGCAGCAATTGGCGGTGGCCTCAACAATAAGGGCAAATCAAGCAGCGAATCCACGGAAAAAACGGCAGTTAGCAAGACGGATAAAACGTCCGCAAGTACATCAAAAAAGGAAAGCGGTAAGATTACTCGCGCAGACTTTGACAGCATCAAATTGGGTGATTTGATGCAAAACGGCAATGGTGGTGCCAAATTAGATGATTTAAAAGCTCAGTTTGGGAACCCGTCCTCTACTTCGAGCAGTACCACAAATGGAGTTAAGACTGATCTTGTAACGTGGACTAATGTTGAGGGTGGCTGGGGAGCTAACGTAATTGTTTCCTTTACCGACGGAAATGCGTTCAGCAAGAATCTTACTGGCTTCAAGTTAGGCCGCAAGCAAAAGATTACTTTGGCAGATTTCAACGCGTTCCAGGACGGTACAAAATACGCTGACTTCACCTCAAAATGGGGACAACCCGACTACTACAATGAAAGCCTTATCGGCGGTCAAAAGAATGTTGTGGCCGGTTATACATCTGGTGTAAAAGGTGATCTGGGTTCCAACTTCAACGTGACCTTTACAAATGATGCTTTAAGCGGGAAAACCCAGTCCAATATGAAATAGCCCTTTTACAGGCCCCTACTTGGGGCTTTTGCTGGGCACAAAAATAGCCCCGGTGGCGAGGGCTAATAAGCAAACCAAGTAAACACGGTCAGTACAATGTAAGGAGATGTCTGACACGAAAATTGAAACAATGTGTGCCGAATGCCGCGATTATAAATCTAGTGCTGTCGCGGAAGTAACTGATGACGAATCACTGAAATTTATATGTCCTAGGGGTCATACATTTCATGCAGTATTACGCACCCCTCTGTATGTTCCGATATTTGAAAATGCTTTACGAGCGTATGATGATGAAGAATACTATGAGTGCTATCTAAGCGCAGTTACGAGCTTGGAAAAATTCAGAAACACAGCTATCAAAGCTTACTTTTGGTCAACAAACAACCACAAACCAATGGACAAAATCATTGATAAATCACACGCTATCAAGTATTCAGAAAGATCTATTGCTTCGTTTGCAACGATTTCCCTACTACTATTTGGAGAATCAGCAATTCCTATGTTGAACAAAATGTACGATTCCACAGAAAAACGCAACAGAGTTATTCACGGGACTTTAATCCCAACAAAGGGTCTTTGCGAAGAAGTAATTAAGAATGTTTACCAAGTCGTCAAGTTTTTCCAAATTAGCTGGATTGACGACGATGGGTACTGTCCCATCTCAAATTATCAGGATGCGATTGCCACGGATAACTATGAGGCAATTATTAGCAACAAAAAAGAGCATGAGCTCGCAGTTCTTGTAGGAAAACTTTACACTCTGTCAGCTATACAAGTGGTACATAAGGATAAAGAACTAGACGTAGAATTCAATCGAAGCTTCAAAATAATCATGGATATCCACCACAGAGTTTTTTGGTGATCATATAGATAATGAATCAGGTTGGATAACCAATTGCCCACTACTTTTTTCAAAATAGACATTGTCATCAATAACAGCCGGACGATCATCTGAAATACCCTGAATTCTGATTGTGGAATCACTGGGTAAAGACTCTAAATATTTCACAAAATCCTTCACCTTGACAATTCCATCTTTCAAATCATATGAATAACTATAACCTAGCTTGTCTTCATTCATCATCATCGCTCCTCTATGTGAATGTCTAGTTATCTTTCACTGATTATATCATAAAGAATTTCGTACTAATCATTCAGAACGTCATCACCGCCGAGATCCGGGATAAACTACATCCAGGCTCGTAGCTTTAAAACTCAGTTGAACTTGCGTTGTGTCGTTCAGCGCAGGATGAAGCTGTATATCATTGACCAGGTTAATTTCGGTTCCATTTACAAAAACATGTCCTTCTTTTATCTCAACACGATTTTCCATTTTAGTCACTGCCCTTCTAGTCGCTAATGAACAATATTCATCTAATTATAGCAAAAATGAATTTGATTCACCATCAACGGTTAAAAACATAGCTACTCGTATCAAATTAATAGTTAAGATAGGAGTATTACTTATGGCAAATTCTACGATCAGGCAGGCCGATATACTGTTAAGAGAGTGTACCGTTATGCAGGTAGCTACGCTTGATACCGATACCGGTTTTCCTAATATAGTTTCGCTAACACCACTTAAATCACACCGATCGCTGAAAGAAATCCTTTTTTACACTGATCGCGACACTACTACCATTCAAAACGTCCTAGAGAAGCCTGTGGTGGCTGTTTACTGCTTCAATGAGCTACACCACTCATCGTTGCTATTGCGTGCAAAGGCCGTTGTATTGACCGCTGAAGAGGCCATACCAAGCTTTACGGAAAGCCTCAATTCTTTTCAAAAATCGTTACAGTATGATCGACCCGTCATCATCCGTTGCAACCCACTAACCGTCAAGATCAGATACAACAATGACATCGAGTTCAGCAAGCTAAACGAAATCTAAGCTCAGTTCTTGGAGATGCACTTATGAATGGTCCAGTTACATTAAGTGAGGCACACTTCATTGGCCTCATCATTGTTCTTATAGGCGTCTACTTAGCCTTATTTGGCCACAAACACCGTTGGGTATATTGGCTCATTGACCCAGACAAACCCGGCAGCAGCCTCTGGTTGGCAGCCGTTTTCATCATTATCGGCGTGCTCATGATGATGGTTAGAAAGATGCAATAATACGACTTCATAAAGGGGGGCTAGTTTTCAGACAAAGAAATAGCCTTCCGCGGAAGGCTGCGTGGGCGATGAAGCAAAACTAAAAATTAAACTATTTGAAGGAGAATAAAATGGAAGACCATAATCTGCATGATGAGGCTGAAGCCGAAAAGAAACTGAGAGAGTATATCTATGTTGACACCGACTTAATGAATTCCTTATTAGCCCAGTTTGACGAAGGCTTGAGCACCCTGACTACGCGTATGAATGAGAAAACCTCCATACTGACTCAGGTCGCAACTAAAGGTGGAAGAAAATCCGCAAAAATTAGCGGCGGAGTCCCAGGGATAGCAAATAGTTCAGGATCGGCCGAAGATAGCCACTCTATGGCAGACGAAAGTTCAACACATAATAGGCATCAGTATTCAGAGAATATAGTATACGGTGATTACGGGGTCGAGATCCTTGAAGGCTATCTAAAAAAACAATTTGTTCCTGTTGAGAATGCGGAACCAGGAGACTTGGTACTTTACAAAGATAGCTTTTCCTTATACGACTTCGATTCTCTTGAAGCCGGTACCAACCCTGAAATTATTGATCCAGTGCTGAGATTGTCTACAGATAATGTTTCAGAAGAAAAGTTAGATGGTTACAAAAAACAGCTGAGAGTTATCCAAGCAAGGACAAGGAATGCCAGCAACGCGAAAATGCAAATAGATGACATGAAGAAGAAAATCCAAAAAGCAGAACAAAAGATAACAGAGGACAAAAGCTCGCAAGAGAATTTTAGAAGTGTTTATGCAATGGTGAACTTCTTTTCAAAAAGTATGCCGAATAGTGTCATTGTTTCCACTGAGCAAACCGTTGTTTTTGCACAAAAGTCTCTTTTTAGATTAAGCCCATCACAACTTCAAATACTACAAAAAAATCCACGAACCCTTTATATAATGGGAATCGTGGAAAACAAATCAGATAATACAAATTGGAAACACCAAACTCTTACAAATTCTCAATTGGCACCCCGTGATATTGGTGCGATTGCAAGTTACTTGTCATCAATCGCATTGACTAACTTTGGCATTTCACAAAAAGAGGATTCTTTAAGAATTCGGCCTATCTCTATGTATTTTTAAATGTCGTTTAGGTCCTTGGTGTTCCGCACTTGGTTTGGTGGTCAGAGAAGCTTTCTTCATTTCACGATCAATCTCTTCTTGCATTTTCTGAATTTTAGAGTCTTCACGTTCGTAAGTTTTTTTAAGCGACGAATAAAGTTTAACCGCGTCTTGGATTTTGAAAGCCTTCATCATGCCACCACCTTTCCATGCAATCATAATATAAAAGTTGCAAACGGTCTACCAAAAGAATCTATCCATTTAGAATCAACGGAGCCTTGTTTTTAATGAGGCTTTTATTTTAAGGACATAACGAACATACGTTTGAATTACAAGCTCTAAGAGTTCAAAAGGAGTGCGATATCATGGCATCAATTAGCTCATATAAACTAAAAGATGGCAAAAAGGCCTGGGAATTCTATATATTCGCTGGTGTTGATCCGCAGACAGGAAAAGAAATAAAGATCCATCGGCGAGGTTTTCCAACCGAAAAAATAGCCCAGCAAGAAGCAACTTTAGCTGAGGCCGAAATAATCAGAGGCCACTCTCACTACCAAACTGAAAGAATTTTAATGGCTGATTATCTTAATCAGTGGATCACCAAGCTTAAGGTTAATGTAAAAGAGGGATCCATGATCATCTATCGATATAACCTCAAGAAATACATTATCCCCAAAATTGGGGATATTCGACTGGCCAAATACACGCTTAAGGAACATCAGGAGTTCATCAGCAGTCTATTCAATGATGGCTTGTCTCTTAACACAGTAAAGCTCATCAATGGAACATTGCACAATGCGTTAAAAAAAGCCGTTGCAATTGGTTACATTACCAAAAACCCTACCGTTGGTGTCGAGTTCAGTGCGTATGCTAAAGACAATTCCAAAAAACTTCACTTTTGGACAAAAGATCAAGTTGGATCTTTTATAGAAGCAGCTGAAGAAGATAAAGAGCCCATGTGGCTATCATTCTTTGTGACGCTGATTGACTGCGGGCTTCGTGTGGGTGAAGCCATGGCTCTTCGCTGGTCAGACATTGACTTCAACAAAAATACCTTATCAGTCAATGCAACACGAATCTATCGTGCTGAAACTGGATCAAACGCTGGCAAAATAGCGCTTGATCGTCCCAAAACATTAAGCTCTAAGAGAACCAAATACATGACCGCTCGAGTAAATGATCTTCTTCAACAACAATATGAGCGCCATTTCAGTCACGGCAATGTACAAGGTTTTCGGTTTTCTACTAGCCACAATAACGATTTTGTCTTCACCTATTCGTCTGATGCCAAGTTTGGACAACCGCTCCGATCTCGAGCAACTACCGGTGCTTTTAATCGCATCACCAATCGGGCTGGACTTCCTCACATCCGTATCCATGATTTAAGACACACGCATGCCGTTTTAATGCGTGAGGCAGGATTAAGCCTTGATGACATCAAAGATGATCTTGGGCATAAAGACATTTCAACCACTCAAATCTATGCTGAAATCTCTCCGGCAAAAAAGAAAGAAAACCATCAACAATTCGAAAAATACCTAAATCAGTGA